TGTCTATCATTCGCGACCGTGTTACGCATCCCGCCAATACCACTATACACATTACTATAATAAGTGCTATAATGAGTGATTTGAACGATTTTTTCATTTTCTATTCTCCTTTCTTTGTTTATTCAACCAAATACTCCGTCCGACCATTACTCCGCCGAACACTGCAAACATCAACGATATGCAGATGTATATTACTTGAACCGCAATCGGAAAATGCTTCCAACACACCCCGACACATACGGCTGTTATCACCGATGATACCAACAAAGTTATGCCGTTCGCTCTTAACGCTCTGATTTGTTTCATCATTCATACTCCTTTAATACTTTATAAATCCGTCGCCGTAAATCTTGTTGAGTTCGTCGAAAACGTGTCCCATTCCTAAACCCTCTTTTGACGGTTGCCAAACGCCGTCTACATACTCTCCGCCCCCGATACAATATTCGTACTGCCGCGGGTGTGTTCGCTTCAACCGTTCAAATCGGCTTTCGCCTTTTTCAAGGTGCGCCCCGAAAGCACAAAAGATACAACCCGTTCTATTGCAACCCGTTGTGCAAAGTTTTTCCGTTCCGCAACCCTCAATGCCGTAATCTTCAATGCGTATTTGGTCGCTATCCTCTTTATATACAACATCGCCGTAAACGGAAGCAATCGGAATGTTGTTCTCTTTGATATATTGCAAAACATCTTGCTCCGTCCAAAAAGACAATGGTTGACTTGTCGCCCGTTTTGAGTTAAAGGCATTACACCCATTCATCATCCATATCTTTTCGCGCAAATTACTTTCGCTTGCCATTGTAGCAAGAATTGGCTTTTTTCCTGTTCTCTTTTCAAATTCTTTTGCTGGCTTCTTTTTCATCACATTGCAACACTTGTGAGAAATTGGTATGTCGCTATCAAGTATTGGTTTCCACTTCGATAAACAGTAACGCGCACCATATTTCTTTACATACTCGCTATTTTCATCAAACTTTGAAGCCGCTCTTGATAGAGGATTTTTTCTTGCTTCGTATATATCCTGCGAAGTTTCCTTGCTTATCATCGGATAACCGTATGTTTTAATTACCTCGTCAAAGCGCATTTTAGGGCGCAATATCGTTACATTATCGAATGTCTTTACGAACGATTGTATTTCGGGATATTCAAGCCCCGTATTGACAAACACCGCTTCAATGTCTGGATAAAGTTCACGGGCGATATGTAATAATACCGTGCTATCCTTTCCTCCCGAAAACGATACATATACTTGACCGTCCCAATAATCATACCACTCACGAATACGGCGTTTTGTCATTAAGATTTTCGCTGAAAGTGGCAAAGACTGCATTTGTTGTAAATCGCCTTTTGTGTGTATCATCATTCATACTCCTTTAACAGTTCGTCGATTTCATAATTTGCATTGATTACAACATTGTCATTCGACACTCTATCTTCCGTAAGTCTTTTTCTTAACTTTTCCGCAAACTCCCTGACCGCCGAACGTTCCCACATATCCTTTAAGCCCTCAACGCCGTCTATGCCCATTATATACTCGTTTATGCCTTTCCCGAGAAGTTCGTCAAGTCGTTCAACAATCGTGTTAAGATGCTTGATTTCGGCTTTGAGTTTATTCAAAATTTTTATTTCTTCTTGTTCAGTCATTTTCCGCTCCGTAATTTTCCTGCAAATGTTCAATCGCGCCCTCAATTGCGATATAAGCCTTGTCTCGTGCGTAGTCGGTCAACTCGCCGTCGTTATCCCACGCGACTTCTTCTTTGATTTCTTCGAGTTTTTTAATCATCTCTTGCCTTGTCATTTCAGTACACCTCATAATCTTCTATGGCGCATCCGTCCTCGTCGAATTGTCTAACGAAACAATTTTCGGGAATGATAACCTTCGTTCCTTTATAGTTTTTAACGAAATTCCGAACGGCTCTCTTTGCCTCGTTTTTTGTCGTGTAACATTCTGCGAGAAGTTGAGTGTTTCCTGTTTTGTCCCAAATTATCGCTTCATAATAAATTTGTCCGTCAGTTTCAAAATAGTCTAATTTCATTTTACACTCCTTCGGGCATTGCCCTTTCCTTTATTTCTACTCTTATTATACACCCCCGTCCTGCGTTTGTCAATAGTTTTTCAACAGTTTTATAAATAATTTTTCCCGAACACTTCCCGAAACTCGTCAACCGTCCAACCGTACTCGTTCATCGCCGCTTTTTGCCCGATTTGCTTTAAGTGTGCATCTACTTCCTGATTGTAATGTACCCCGTTCGGTGGCTCGTTATGGCACCAATGGCACAAATGAATGGTTAGTCCGTACTTTTCTGACTTCTTCCGATTTGCCGTTCCGTTGAAGATATGATGCCGTTCTATCCACTCCATACGTCCGCAAATGTAACACCTATCTTCGCTATCGCCTTGAATTATTGATTTCATACGCTTTTATCCTGTGCAAACTCTATGTACTCCGCTGTATTGTCTAACCTGACCTTGTAACTATCGCCACGCAACGACGGATAAAGTTCCATAACCTTGCGTCTTGCTCGCCCCACGGTTTCCATACTCGGCAGTTCTTCCGCCTTGACTAAATTCGCCAACTCGTTGAACGGTATGCTGACCGAATATCCGTACTTGTTCAGAACAAAACCATAAAGGACAAAATCGCAATCTCTTGCTCTCGGCTTTTGTTCAAGTATCTCCTTAACAATCTCCGCTGTATTCCGTATCTTCATTGTCGTTTTCCCCCAATATTTCCATAAGTTTAGCAAGATGCTGTTCCTTTCGCTTATTCGGACACTCGATTACAAGCCGAATATCGCCCTTTGTAAGCCTGTTATTGATTTCGTCGATTACTTTCTTGCGCCCTTGCTTTATGCCGTCGTAATAGCCTTTTGCGGGCTTTTGCTCGCCTAATGCTTGCTTGCCTTGTCCTTGACTTCCTGTCGTTTTGTTCAGCAACTGATAACCGAGTTCATGGCACTTCCTTATCCACTCTTGCTCCAAATCGTTGAGTTCGGTTTCGGGACAATAAAATACCTTTTCGCATTTCCACTTGTCGTCTTTAACAAACGGTGCGCCGATGCCGTGTTTGCGTAAAGAAAAATCAATGTGTTGCTTATACCCCATAGGATGTTCCGCGAGCCGTGTAAGCACCTTTTTTGCCTGCCCTACATACGCAAACTTAAAGCCGTTGTCGTCGTATCTCGTAAGGATATATATCCCGCTCTCGTCTTTAAGGTCATAGTATTTCAGCCATTCTTTCTTATTTCGCTGTAAAATTGCGTATCTTTGTTTATTGTTCACTTCTCATTCTCCCATAATGATTTCATTTCCGCCAATTCGTCGGGCGTTCTCGTGTCTATGCCCAATGCCTGCGCTTCTGATACTATCCCGTCGATAAATATACTCATCTCTTTTGTGTTGTACTCGCTACTTCCTTTGTAAACCCTGTAATGCGTAAACTCGACACCGTTGACCTTTCCATATCCCGCGACTTCGGAATACTTAACGAACCCACTTATGTCGATACCTGTCTTAACGCTTATGAGTTCGCCCTGTCCGTACTTCTTCAACATCTCAAAGTAAATCTCGTCTTTGCTCGCCCGCAGTTCGTCCGCAATCGCAGTTATTAAAACCCACGCATACGCATTTGCATCAAGGCTTCGTTTCTCTCGGTGCTGTTTCACTGTAATGTCAAAGTCCTTGTCTGCAAGGTTGGTTAAGGCTTCAAGTTTCGCCCGTGGAGCGGTGAACGTTACTTCGACCGCCCCGTCAAGGCTTATTGATAACTTTGGTTTTTTGCTTGTGAATTCTATCATATCTTAAAACGGCGTTTCTTCTTCTCCGCCCACAATGCGCGTTTGCGCCAAAAAATCTCTGTAAGTACACAACCTGTCTTTCAGCCACTGACTTTTTGTCGTGCCGATAAGGTCGATAATCTCTTCATACGTCAGGTCTCCGACGGTCTTGCCGTTGTAGCGATTGTCGTATTTCAGTTCCACGGTCTTGATATATCCGATGTTCTGTTCGGTAAATTCGCCCATTTCGAACACTTTGCGTTCTTCTTCGCTCCATTTATCGGTCTTTGGCGTTTCGTCGGTTTTAGCCGCCTTTTTCGGCGTTTCTTTGCCGTACTCGAATATAACTTCTCCGTCGCCTATAATTACCAGTCGGTTTATCTTGCGGTCGTCAGTGTATCCTATCTCCTGCACTTTCATACTGCGATAGTCAGGAACATACTTGCCGTTGCGTTCCTTAACGTGGTCGCTTATCCATACGAACGGCGATGTGTACAGTTCTCTGCCGATGCCAACATTGACACACGCTCTCTTGAAACTGTCCGACGCTTCGCCTTTCTCTTTCTCGGTGTTGCTCTCCGTCCCGCAGTCCCATTTGGTTATCCATTGCTTTTTGGTTTCATCCCAAATGGACACTCCGCAATAGATGTTGCCTTTGAGTTCCTTATGGTCGCGTTGCCAATTCCCTGCACCCACCGTCTCGTCCAGCAAGTCCATATCTACCCTTGCGTTTTTGTACAGTAAGAGCGTAAAGCCCTTTGCGCTTATCTGCCCCACTCGGCACTCGATTTCATCTTCTTTTAACGTTCTGAATTTCATTTTTTGCACTCCTGTAAATATTCTTTCAGCCGCTCGATTTCTTCGCGGTCGTGTTTGTTTCGATTTTCCCGATACTCAATGTATCGTTCCAACCTTGCTATCTTCTCCGCCTTGACTACCTTTAAGGTCTCGATAAGTTCGATAAGGTCGTCTGCGGTCGGAAGTTCGTCAGTAATTGTCAAGTCTGTCTTCGTTTGGCACATATCCGCCATTGTATCCGCATTCGTGGCACACATATTCTCCGCTTCTTTCATCGTACTCCAAGTCCGCTCCGCAATCAGGACACACGCCCTCGAATTCTGCTTCTTCCTTGATTTCTTCCTTGCAGTCATCTCTCATTTCTTTGAGTTTCGCAAGGGTTCTCTTTGCGTAGGTTTCAAAGCCCAGTTCTTCTATCTCGGCAATCGCCCCGTCAAGTGCTTCAAGGAATTCCACCTTTTCTCCGTCGCTCCAATAATCACCATACGCATCTGTCAACATTGTACTTGCTACCATTTTCATTTTTCACTCCTTTTTCGTTTTCCGTTCTCGCAATGCCGAACACCACCGTGCCGTTCTTTCTCGCAAAATAGTCCGCATCGCTTAATTTACTGAAATTGCAACATACTCTCCCGCAAAATACCGTGTACATCAGTCCTTACTCCTATAATAGACGTAATTGTAATACGCTTTGCGTGTCTTCGTTTCTTCCTTTTCCTTGCGCTGATACTCGGCTTTCCAAGCCTTATATACTTCGCAATTATCGTGGCACGCTTCCTTTCTGTTCGGACACTTGTAGCAACTATTTTCCGTTTTCATCTTCGATACTCCTGTACTTCTGCGGTCTTCCCGTCTTGCGGTTGCGGTTTTCGATTTCTTCGTCCGTCGGCAGTCTTCCGAGTTTCTTCGCCATATTGTAGATAAGCGTATGGCTCACGCCGTGCTTTTCCGCTAATTCTCTCGCGTTCATATCTTTCTCCTTTGGCTTGCGCCTTTCTTAATCTTTACAATTACATTATACACCCGTCCCGTCCCGTTGTCAATACTTTTTCAATATTTTTTTCAAAGTTTTTTCAAAAATTTTTCGCACAAAAAAACACACCCGTTATCGAGTGCATTTTTCAAGTTCCTTTTCGTATCTATGCCGAGCTTTTTCTTCCGTGTAGTATATAGCGGTGTACAGTTGGTTATCTTCCATAAAATAAACCGCCCACTTACTATCTCCGATTTTCTGCATCGACGGAATTGCAACAATCACCCTGCCGTCATTCGTTCTTATCATTCCCATTTTTCTTTTTCTCCTTCCATTTGTCAAAGTAGTGATAACAATGTATCATTCCAACGCTTCCGAGTATATCAACAAGTCCGCATTGAGCATACAGAAGATACTTTGTTTGTTGCGCCGACAAACGCCCTATGCACGCTATAAGACCTATGTTTGCCACAACTATCAAGGTGATTACAATCGCCGTTCCTAATGCCTGTATCGCCCGATTACGGTATTCTTTCCACTTTTCTTCGTAGTCAGTCATTGCTCGCCATCAGCGGAAACACTATCAGCAGTGTTATCCCGATTAGTATCATCGTTATCGTATTCATAGACTATCTCCCGACACATTTCAACGGCTTGCGGTGCTGAAAAAGGTTCTTTGCCTTTCCAATTTGCGGAAAGTCTTGCGTGCAGTTGTTGCAATAGTTCGTTCGCTCTTGATTTACTCATTATATCACCTTTTTATTCTTGTGTCAAGTCGTCCAACTTGTCGAACAATTCGTCAATGTACTTTTTGACCTTTCGTACAACTTCTTCTTTCGCGAGCCGTATCGCCTTTTCCCGTTCGGTTTCCCTTACTTCGCACACCGCAAACATAGTATTGTCGGGAAGTTCGGCTTTGGTGTAGTGCATTTCAAGTCCACAAATCATCGACGGATATACTGCATTGCCTATCATTTGTTCGGGGACACGAACAAAGTTTTCATTGATGATGATTGCGTTCGCTTGTATATGCTGTTGACGAGCCAATTCTTTTGCTTCGTTAATTCTGTTAATAAGTTCATTGATTGTCATTGTTTTATCTTCCATTTTATTCTCCTTTTTTCGTCAGCCGAGAAAGGGCGGTTTCCCGACAAGGGTGTTATTTTATTATGTTGTTGTTTATTTACGCCGTTCCCGCCCAAACGGTGCATTGCTATAACATTTGTCCGAAAATTGCCATTAGCACATCGACAACGATACTATCGCCATATAAGTGATACTGCGATGGGTTGCTTTGGTTGACCGCAATTGTGTCTATATCTTTATCTCGCACTCCCATAAGCCGTCCGCACTCTTTCGGAGTTAGTTTGCGTATGCGATAGTTCAAGGTGTTTTTATTTGCGATGTTTTCATTTGGCATTAAGTCGGGGCTTATGTAATCACTTGTATCGGCTCTCGCGCAACCTTCTCTTGTTGTTTTTGAACAAGCAATATCTCTATTTACTATTAAGTTCCCATTGCTAACTCGGTATTTATCGTCTTTGCTCACAATGTATTTTTTCATTGCGTCAGACAAGTAATACTTTTCATCGGCTTTTGTTTCAAGAACATCTTTGAGCCGCTTTTCAAGTTTTATAGGTGTTGGAAAGTCGTAATAGTAATTCCCGAGCCACGACACCATAAAACACCTTGCGCGGTTTTGCGGGACACCGTAGTCTTTTGCGTTCAAGATTTCCCACTTGCTTTTATATCCTAAACTATCCAACTTTGCAACCCATTGCGAGAAGTGTTCACTATTGTTAGTGCCGATAACTTCTGGCACGTTTTCCATAAGCAAGATTTGCGGGAGATTTCCGTTGCACTCGTCAAGTATTCGCTCAACTTCCCAAAGTAACCCCGACCGTGTTCCGCTCCCTTTCTCCATTCCTAACCCTTTTCCCGCCAAGGAAAGGTCTTGACACGGGAAACTATAAGTCATAATGTAAGTATATTTATCGGTGTCTGATATTTCAAGGTCGCTTGCGTGGCAGTTGCATACCGATACAAGGTTGTGCGTAGCAATAAGATTGTTATATATAACTCTTTGCTTTTCTTCGCCAAGTCGCTTGATTTGGTCGATTGTCATCGGCTCATTGTAATTTGCGCTTATCCCCTTGCTATAAAGATAATTTATTACTTCGTCTTGTGTCTTTGCTGCCGAATAGTCGGTGTTATCGTCGCCAAAGTGCAAGTCCTTATATGCTTGTATCGACTTAACCGCCCATTCGCATATTTTCCAATGCTCAAAATTTGCACCTAAATATTTTAACGCCAACGCCTGACTGCCGTACCCCGCAAACAACTCAATAAGTCTTATCGGCTTATCTATTGTCAATTTGTGGTCGCCGTCAAATAGCGAGATTTGGTATTCTGCTTGTTTCATTCTTTCACTCCTTATAAATCGGTTTAACGCCAATTCTCCCCCTTAACCTCAATTTGCTCGTTCATTTCCCTTATGCGGTCAATTGTCGCGCGGTCATAGTGTTTCGCCAACAAGTCCATAAGCGTGTAGTTCGACGAGAATATCATCGGTCGCATCGCGTTGTAACGGTCGTTTATGAGATTGAACACCTTTTGCTGCAACCACCCGTCCGAGCCGTTCTTCCACACCAATTCTTTTCCGAAGTCGTCTATAAACAGGAAGTCGCAATTTCGTACTTGATTGAGTTCCGTTGTGTCGTTCGTCAATATAAGGTCGGCAATTCGGCTTATGTTCGTAAACTTGACCTTAAAGCCCTGTTCCAACAGTTCGTTCGCCATACACGCCGTTAAGTGCGTTTTCCCGACACCGACAGCCCCGCTGATATAAACGCCTTTGCCGTCATAACAGTTCTTTTGTGCGTTAAGGCAATAATCGACACACTTATCATATGCCTTTTTCAGTTCAGGGTTGTCCGTTCTCGTGTTCAGGAACGACACCGTCGAATATCTTTCGTCCATAAGCGAGATTTCCTTTAACTGTGCAATCTTTTGCTTTCTCGCCCATTCTTTCTCGGCGTTCTCCAACTTCCGATGCGCCATATCACGGCACTGACAAGCGATATGTATCAGCGTTCCGTCGTCGTTCACAAAATCAGGAAACACCCTTATCGTGTTGCAGTTCGCGCAATATATCACATCGTCCCGCAATACTTCGTCGTCCGCAAGTTCATAGTTTCTTAATGCCTTAAAATACAATTCTTTACTTCTTTTCATAATTCACTCCTTAACAGCATTTCAATGCTTTTTCGTAACTTATATTTAGTTGTTTCGCAAATTCTTCAACTTGCGCCCTTGTGTATTTGCCTTTAATCAGTTCTTCTTTCGGCTCGCTTTGTTCGTAATTGTTCGCCCAACACTCGCCGTTGAAATAAGTCGCTCCGAGTTTTATGTAACATTTATCGGTGTTACGAGCCTTTATATGATTGCTGTAAGTTTCAACACCCTTTTTAATTTCGTCAAAACTTGCTTTCTTTCTCGCAGTCTTATAAGCCATAAAAGCCTTTTTCTTATCTTCCTTGCGGGGATAGATTTTCCATACTTCTTCAAATTCCTGCTCGGTTTGAACATTTATATTTAGTTTTTTATTAGTGATATTTATATCACTTTCAGTATTTAATGGTTTAGTATTTAATTGTTGCGGGTTTTCCGTCATCGGTTTTACCGTCGACGGGTTTTCCGTAAACGGTTTTTCCGTGTACGGTTGTTCATAAACATCATAATCATATCCCGCAAATTTCCCGTCTTGTCCTTTTGCTTGCGATCGCACTAAATAGCCAAATTGTTCAAGTTCCGTAATTGCGCTTATAACGCTATCTTTACCGTCTTTTGACAGTTTTACAAGCCCATCAACGGAATAGTCCCACTCTTCGGGGAGCGACAACATAAGCGACAATAACCCTTTCGCTTTAAGGCTCATATCTTTTTCCCGAAAATGATAATTGCTCATCACAGTATAATTGTTTGTTTTTTGTATTCTTATGACCGACATATATGTTCTCCTTTCGTTATTTGTTTTATAATATCTTTGTATATTATTGAAATTGTTTTTTTAACACAATCTTCGGGAGAATTATATATTTGAGAGCCTGTAAATCTAATTATTTTATATCCTAACTCCATAATAGATTGTTCTCGTTCATAATCATTCGCCATTTGCTGTTTGTTTGAATGATATTCAAAACCGTCCAATTCAATAACATATTTTAAGTCGCTGATTTTGGGATATACAAAATGCCCGTCTTTATCTTTTTTTGAAAAATCAATAACAAAATCGGCAATATATGTTTTATTGTTATATTTTATAGGCGTTTGTTCTTGTAATTCTTCCTTAAACAAATCGCCTAACGAAATCCCAAATATTTCATCTTCTGTCGTTTCCATATCCGTCAATGTTGCAAAATATGATATTTTGTAAATTTGTTCAATCGGCGATAAGTTCGGGCAAACAATACCGTATATATAAATATTAGCGTCATCACAAGTTCTGACATAATATTTTAATAAGCATTCTTTTGCTTTATCGCACAATAAATCGACTTCTTCGTCCAAATAGTCAACTTTGTTTGCATAAAACTTTATCATAGACAATCTCCTTTTCGTATAGAAAAAACGCCCTAACTTTTCCCCAGGGTGGCTAACGGGATATAGTCAAGGCGTCTTTTCACAACCGATATTCAGTTTTGCGATACCCGAAGTAGCCACTCACCGAATATCGATTACTCTTATATCATACACCTCTTTCTTGCGTTTGTCAATACTTTTGTTGTAATTTTTTTATAAATTTGCACTTGACTTTTTGCGGACAATCGCTTATAATCAAATTAGCATTAAGTTTCCCCTTTGTTTTAGGCGATGATGTGGCAACACTTTGTCGCCTTTAATCTATAACTATGAACGAAAACGTTATTGTAACCGACAAAAAGAAAATCGAAGAAATACGAAAGGCGTTGCAGTCAGCGGAACACTCTATTGCACACATAAAGCCCGCCGCCCCTGATAAATTGCCTGAAAACGCAAAAAAAATATGGTTTGGTATTGACAAGCCTTAATCAGTATGCTATAATACCATTGTCGCACACGAACGACTGACATCATTTTTACACTCCGATTTGGAAAGCAAAGCCCCCGACGAAATGCCGAGGGTTTTGTCTTTTAGTTAGCGGTCATTTTTTCCGCTTCAATATCAATCGTTGACGAGATAAGTTTTCCGACGAACGCTCCCGCTTTTACAGGCTGTCCGCTACCGAATGTGTCATCGAATGTACGCTTGATAGGATTGTTAGACTTTTCTTTTGCTCTTTCGACTTCAAGGTCTTTGATTACTTCCACGCCCAAGTTCGCAACGCCGTTGACCTTGTTGTTCATCTTGTACCTGAATTGCGAGAATATCTTTAACTTGCGTTTCAGCGTTTGCTTTGTTCTTTCGTTCATCGCACATCCGAAGCATATTCCCGAATAGATAGATATAAGAATAGTTACGCACTGAAAGATAAGCGGAATAATCATACCCTTGTTGAAGTCCTGCCACGAGTACAATAATTGCCCCGAGAACGCGCCAAAAGCAACGAGTGATAAAATCTTCCACCCAAACTTTTGTGCGCCGTAGCGTGCCTTGTGCGACCGCAAATCGCTTTCGTCGTCGTTCGGTGATACATCGTTCGCACCGCTCACCATTTGACTGAAAGTTATCCTGTGATACTTGACTTTTTGTCCGCTTTCCCACAGTTCTTCTGCCGTAACGGTCAACGCCTTGTTTATGCGTTCGAGCCTTTTCGGCGTTCCCCACTTTTTGAACCTACTTGCAAAACGAAGTTTCTTTTTCCATTTGTGGATATAATTCTTATACTTGTTTGCCTTGTTCAAGTTCTCGATGTAGGTTTCAAGGTCGGCGGTTTCATAGTTCGCCATAATGGTTTGATAATGCGTGTCTAACGCGTTCAATCGGTCGTTAATATCCTTGTCTTTTGCGAGCATTATATTCTCGGTTACATTCGCGATTGAGAACATCAACAAGAACGTAGCGACCGCCATAACCGATTTTTGTATCCAAAAGTCTTTGCCCGATACTTGCGTTTCAATACCCTTGAAGATAAAGAAACTCGACAAAATCAACGCCGTCGTGATACACAACGCTATTGCCGCGTTAATGGTTATTCGACTACCAACGAGTACTACTCTCTTTTTCTCACTACTCATTCGGTTTCACCGTCCTTTTTGATTGTCGCAACTTCCCGCAAATGAACGGTAAGACAATGCAGGCACACTTTTCCGAACACGCTCCCCGCAATGATTTCGATGATGAGTTCCAACTTTTCAATCGCATCGCGGAACGCCGACAAAACAGCCAACGCCATAAGAAGATAGAACATAATCGGAATGTAGGTTATATTCGATACGACCTTTTCTTCTTTCGCAACAGTCTTGACTAACAGTTCCGACGGGTTATCCGCGACCTTTAAGTCCGCTTTGTGTTGGTAATAGCCTTTAAGATACTCGTCATATTTCGACTTAAAAATGCCGTAGATTATAGCGCAAAGAATAGCAAGGCTAATCAAAGTCCAAAAGAAACCTTTTGAGTTCGCGCTCATCGTGTATTGCAATGTGTCCGTGTACGAGTAAATAGCATAGCCCGCAGTCGGCGCGATAAGCACAATGTACTCCATTATAGCCGACATTATGGTTTTCGGGTTTCGTTTCATACTCTCACCCCCTTAATACAAGGGCTTATTTTCGTTTTCTGCCACTTTTTCTATTTTGACGATAGGTTTATCGACTTTCGGCGTTTCGACCGCCACAAGCCCGTTTTCGCCGTCCGCAAGGTCATTCATACTTGCTTTGAGTTCGTCTCTTGCACTCGTGGATATAGTCTTAAAGTCTGAAACAGCGTTTGCGATTGCTTTTTGCGACTTGACTAACTGTTTGCAAGCCTTTACAAGTTCGCCGTTGACTTTTTCGACTTCCGTAAGTCTGTTACGCGTTGCCTTGTCGATTTCGGACGACATATTGATTTCGATGCTGCCGTTGGTCTTGTCCACAATAGCGTTTGCGATTGCTTCGTAGTCCGATTGATTGAGTTTGACGGGTTTCTTCCTTGCCACAAAAGTCGTGATGATTTTTGCGATGCCTGCAAGTCCACCGAGAGCGGTGAAAGCCGCCATAAGCCATTTGCCGCCGACTGCCGCAATGTTGCGAAGTTGGTCGATTTGCTCTGCTGTAAGTGATAAAGTTACCATAAATACTCCTTTGCCCGTGCCGTTGCTACCCGACGAGAGCAGTTAGATTTTTTGAGCGGTAGCACGCTTAAAATTCGCCTTGCTCGACAGCATTGTACAGTTTCTGTATATCTTCTGACTGTTTGTTCGCGGTGTCGATGACTTGATTTATCTTTGATACAAGTTCGTTGTAATTCGCCATAAGCAGGTCGTATTTCGCCTTTACTTCGTCGAGTTCCGCAAAACCCTTGTAGCCGTTGTCTATAAGAGCGATGATGATAGGCTCGACTGTGTAGGTAACGACGATTTTGCCGCAGTACAAAAGGCTCACGGTGACTTCCAAAGTACCCGCCTGTAAGAGTTCGTTCGGCACTTCATAGGAAGATACCGAAGAAAGCCTGTATTTTGCCGATTTGTCGCCGTTTTTGAGTTCGATATAATAGTCCGTCAAAGGCGTGGCGCAGGAAAAGTTAAGGATAAGTTTTTCGTTGTCTGCAATGATGAACGGCTCTCGCTTGTTCAACCGTCCGATGTTCCCGATAAGTTTAATGTTCAGTTCCATAGATTACTCCTTGTTCTCGGCAATGCCCGTCAGTTCGGTGTATAATGCCGTAAGTTTAGCGATGTGGTTGAGTTCGTCGGAGATGATTTCCGCAATGACAGGAGCGCATTTATCGCCCGTTTCCGCGTCAAGGGCATAGATTTCCGCGAGTTCTCGGTTGTAGTCTTTCAACGCTTCCGCTTCGCCCTCGATACCCTCTTGTATTAGTTTGCCGATAAGTAAGATTTTTTCTTCCATAATTATATTCTTCCCCGCCTACAAAGCGGACGGGTGCGCCGAAAAGTTAGACTGTGGGTTTATAGCAAAGGCGACCGCCAGTAGTGCCGCCCGTGTCCGACGCAGAAGCATTCCCGCTCCAAGCCCACAAACCACTGTCCGCCCCGTAGAACCAAAACCCGCCGTACCAGAGAACGGTACCGCCAGCCCAAGTCTTGTCGCAGTAATAAGTGTTCTTGTCGGTATCTGTCGCCGTAGCATATTGAATAAGCGAGCCTTCAACGAGCGGAGCAACGGTCTTGACATTACCATTATTTGACGCACGAGTGCCATAATACTCATAAGGTTCTGTCGTCTTTCCAGCAGAATATGCCGCGGGTTCAGTGCAAACGTAAACCTTTTCGGACGAGAAAGATATACCGTCGCACCAAGTATTAGTATTGCCCCACAAATTCTCAATACCGTGATACTTGCAAGAGTGTTTGCCGTCTGTATTACTTACTGCCGAACCTGACGAGGTTGAAACGGTGTCTGTTTCGCCAGTTGTAATCGCTTCCGAATTGTTATTTGCATAACCATACATAATTGACTGACAATCAGTTGTTTTCATTTCAACGAGCCACAACTCTTTAATAATCAAGTCAATCAAGAAGTCGTACTGCTGATAACCCGCGCCGTTTGCTTTACAGCCCGTGCGGAAGTCGTCGAGTTTAATGCTTGTAATAACGGTTTGCCCGCTCTTTGAATAAACGCGCGACGACGAACCACTGCCCTCATACTTGCCGACCATTACATAATCAATCTCTTTTGTGCCGACTTTGAACAAGGTGTCGAAGCCCTCGTGTTTCGTTCCCGAAAGTTGATGTTTGTAAGTTCCGTCGGAGTTCTTCGTGATTTTGCTGTAAAACTTCGGTATCTTGACGAACACGTTTCCGAAGTCGTCCGTGACTTCTTCAATGTTACTCCACGGGTAGCAGTTATCGAAGTCGCTTGTGATTTCCGAAGTGCCGACTGTTACATTCAATCCGACAGCATCGTCCGTTCTTGTAAGTGCTGACGGGGAAGCCGAGCCGACTAAATCAACACCATAGATTTTGTCGAGTTCGCCTCCGCCGCCTCCGCCACCGCCACCGTTGGCGAGTTGTTGCGCATTAGTTATTCCGTACATAGTTTATCTCCTTTTAGTTTATTTTACGGTATTTGAAGCCCGATACAGTTGTGTTTGTTTCCGTCCACGCGCCCGTTGAATTTCCTGCTGTAAGCAAATGAACAGACAATGTTCCGCTTGCGTCTATAAGCGGATAAGCGCAGTTGATAAACAAATAAGCAGTCCCGCCATTTGTTGACACACTCGGTGCTGTGCTTTTTGTTCCGTAAGCCGCTGTTGAGCCGTCCCAATACACAATCGACTGCATATCATTGACGGAAGCAATAACTTGATAAGTTCCCGCTTGCGTTAAGGTCGCCGTTTCACCCGTTACATCCACCCATTCGCCAGCACTCGGTATATCCGCGGCAGTAATAAAACCGCTGTCGTTTGTGAGTTCGCTTGTTTTGGTCGGTACGTCAGGCACATAAGCGTTTATGACCTCGAAAAGCCCCTCGGCACTCGTCTGTTCAACTTCGTATTCGTAAGGAATAGCCGTTGTCGGCACGCTATCACGGATAACCTGAATACTGCCCACTGCTTTGCTATACGCTTTTACGCCTCCCTCGTCGGTTAAGTACATTTTGACCGAAGTATTTGCGGTTATGGAAGTGTCGGAGATAGTGTAGGTAAGACTTTGTTCAAAAGTCGCTTTTATTATGAGTTTACAGTTTTCATCCAACAAAGTAGTATTTGTCTTTTGGGACAACAGTTGCCCATTATCCATAACGTATATAAAATAGTTTGAATTATTAAACGATAACTTTACTCCTTGTACTCCGTTTTGTGTGGTTTTTTCTACTTTTTGGACTTCATAGCCAGTGCTATACCAATAAAACATTGTGCCAGCCCACGCGCTTAATGTAGTATTATCGCTATAATTAGACGGGGACAAAAGTGTTCCGTTATTGTATATATTTGTGCCGCTTACGCTTTTTACATAACCGTCATATAATGTTTTATATCCAATGTTTGTCCAACCGCTTGTCGGCAAACTTCCGCTCGCTTTCTTATACGAAACGGGTAAACTTGTCGGGCTTTCGGGTATGCTCGGTACAAAGTGGTTTACCAAAGTAAACTGCCCACTTGCGTTGGTCTGCTTGACCTTGTAGGTGTACGGGATAGGCTGTGTAGGCACTGTGTCGCGGATAACGGTTATCTTGCCCGCTTCCATTGAATAGGCTTTTACTCCGCCGTCGTCGGTGAGTTCCATAAGGATATCACTGTTGACTGTCACATCTGTGTCAGAGATAGTGTAGGATACTTGTGCGCTGGCGGCTTCCCAATATGCGCCTCTGCTGCTACTCTGTGCCACTGCTACGAATTTACCATTCCCGTACGTTATAGTTGCCCAATAAGCACGGACAGGCATCGTCATAGCATTCCAATGTATTCCATCAGTTGAATAAGTAGCTTCTGGGATGTCCCACGAAATCGCCACAAACTTTCCATCTCCATAGGTTACACTACTGCCCGATTTCCCTGCATACGATGTCGTTTCTATCCAATTTATGCCGTCCGTTGAGTATGCTCCATTGTAGGATTGATTGCCTGCCACCGCAACAAACTTTCCATCGCCGAATGTTACATCCGACATATTGCTGGCTGGTAGTGTCATATCAGTCCAAGTAATACCGTCCGTTGAATATGCGCCTTTGTTGATACCAGATGCCACCGCTACAAATTTGCCGTTACCATAAGTTATGCCACGCCAGTTACGATTTGCAGGCAATGTAAACTCTGTCCAAGAAACACCGTCCGTTGAGTATGCGCCTTTATCGCTGCTACTTGCCACTGCTACAAACTTTCCGTTTCCGTATGCAACTTTCCACCAAACTCTACTTGCAGGCAATGTCATTTCCGTCCAAGTGATACTATCAGTCGAGTACGCACCATATGCACTATTCTGTGCAATCGCTACAAATTTACCGTTGCCATAGGTTGCAGTCCACCACTCACGGCTTGCAGGCAATGTCATTTCGCCCCAACTTATACCATCAGTTGAATACGCGCCATATGCACCATCTTTCGCCAATGCTACAAATTTACCATCGCCGTAAGTGACAGTCCTCCACGCACGGTTTGCAGGCAAACTATTTTGAACCCACCCTTCACCAAACATATTCCAGCCGTCAATAGGCAAGTTTCCACTCTTCAACGCACTCGCTTCCTGCGGTAACGCTTCGGGGACAGTACCTTTCGCACCAACTTTCAAAACACCGTTGACTTCTTTCGCGGTCATCGTAGTTTCATCAAACGCTATTTCAACCGCCGTAGAGCCGTCAAAAGTCTTTTGCACTTCCGTTCCGTTGTCTTGTCCGCTGAATTTCAGTGTGTTTTTCGTCTTTCCTGTCGCAACAAAAGTCGCTTGCCAATGTGCAGTGTCTTGCTCGGGACTTGTGGTCGAAGTGATACCCTCGATACACACGAATTGTCCGTTGTCGGTATAAACAAGGTCGTCGATTGCATAGGTCGTACTCGCAACCCATTTACCTTTGTTCGTATATCCGCCGCCTTGCATACTTGCCCCGTGTACATTCGGTGCAAAAGTAACGACTGTCGGAAGCGTGATAGCAGTATTGACTTTGCTGTAAATATAAACCCCTTTGTCGCCCGCTTTACATATCGGCGCATAGTTTCCGCTCGTCGCTTCGGTCAGCCCGAACACCACTTGCGGAATAGACGAAAAGTTTACAAAGTCCGAAAGAATAATCTTCGCTTCATACGGGAAGTCTGCAAACTCCGTACTCGCAACCCAATCACTCGCCGCAACAGTCATATTCTGCCACGCAACCGTGCAGGGTTTTCCGTCGCTTTCAAGATACGCAAACTTGTAATACCCGACTTGCACAAGGGTATTCTCAACAAGGTCATCGTTGAACGCGTCGTTCGTCGTGTAGTTATAAGCCACACTGTTTTGCTCAACCGCCGCAACCCATAAATCAGGCACTCCCGTTTCCACAATGTAGACATTGTCGCCCACTTTGAGTTGCGTGTTACTATACCCGTTTAACGCCGTTATTGCCGCTTGTAAGGTCGCAAAACCTATTGCCCGCTGACTTCCTTGCGCGATTGCCTTTGCTTCGTCTGCGGTCGCGTTTGCAGCGTTTGCAGTATCTACCGCACTGTTCGCGTTATTCTCTGCGGTCTGCGCGGTGGTCTTTGCTTCGTTCGCCGTGGCGACTGCACCGTTAGCCGTTGCTTGCGCTTGTTCGGCTTTGGAAATGCCCGTGTTCGCCAATTCTGTGGCGTTGTCAGCCGTTTGCTGTGCCGTGTTGGCGTGTTCGTCCACTTCGTTGATTGCGCCCACGATAGTGGTCTTTTCGTCAGTGGTAAGCGCGGAAAGGTTGCCTATCGTTGCGTTCGTACTTGCTATCTCGTCAAATACTTCGTTAATCGCCTTGACAAGCGTATCCTTTACATCGGTCTTTAAGGTGTTCATTTCGCCTATCTTCTGAATGGCGTCGTTGTAATAGTTGTTCAACAAGTCCAACACCTTATCCTGTGTCCATTCGGTCGGAATATCCGTAGGCGGAGAAGGCAATGCGGAATAAGCCACCGTGAATTGCCCCGTAAAGGTCGTAAGATTGCCCTTATAAGCCTGTTGTCCGCTTGCATCCACGCTATCTGCAATAACCGCGTTGACACTCACACCGACAACGCCGTTCTGTTCCGTTATGGAGTACGGCAACGCATACGCCCACACATTGTAGGTATCGGTGAATTGTTCGGGGATATTGACGAATGAAACGGGTATCTTGACATTGCCAAGAGTTCCAACCCACTTCATAATCGCAGGGCTTGTAACGAGTTTGTTCGGTTTAGTGAACGAGATGTTAAGCCCCACGGGACGGCTGAACGGCGCAACGACATAAATCGTCGTTACATTGTTCGAGCCTTGATACACCGTTTCATTTTGAAACGCCTTTAAGTTGCCTTGTAAATCGCAATAGAAAATCATATTATTTACTCCTTAAAATTGAAGTATAGTGTCGGTGCAGTGCGGTTGGGTTTCAGTTCGTAGTTGTCTCCGATATACAGTTCTCCCGTATTATCGTCAACCGCGCACCACCCAACATAGGTTTCGTTTGTTGTGTTCGTTATTTGTAGCCCCGTCTTAAAGCCCGCGTTTCTCGCAAAACTATCCTGAAATACACACGCAAGCCCGTTCGGAGCAGTTAGTTTCAACGCACCCGTAAGGTCGGGTTTCGACAGCATATTAAGTCGCTTTTTAACCAGATATATCGACGGGTTCAACGCTACTCTTTGCTCGCCCGTAAGCCCTGACCTGTCAATAAGCAAATCGTTGTTACGGAAGAACGCCGTTCCCAGCACTACCGACTTAATCTCCGATATGAAGTTAAGTTGATAAGTGAAGTTTATCTGTTCCTTGTTATCCTTGTCGATAAGGAACGGATACACGACACTGTTATCTTCCAGCGACGAAGTATCGAATAACGGATATACATCTGTCAGGTACTCGCTGTTGATTGCGGGATAACTGTTCATCTTGTCGGCGGAGTTCGTGAACGCTTTCGGCACAAACTGCACTCTCATAGTGTCAAACTCGCCATAGACATTGCCATAAGGCACTAATCGTTGTATCCTTGCCGCATCGCCTGATACTGAATTAGGTATTGACTGATAGCCCACGCCGTAGTTGTCATCGAACGCAAACTCGAACACAAGGCTATTGCCGCTTGCTCTCTTGTCGAGCGTTCTCGCAAACCAAGTTCCGCTCACTTGCACCAAGGCGGCGGTCGGTACTTCTCCTGCATCGTAGTCCGCCCGTCTTCCGAGCGTTTGGAAAATCGAATAATACGCATTGCTCTTGATGAACGGCACTTTTGAAGATGCTGATGTTGCCCTATAATTAATATAACACTTTTCTGTGTAATTTACAAGTCTTTCGACCGCTTGTTTTTCAGAAACATCATATAATCTGTATTCGCTATTTAGTCCGACATATTCCGACAGCCTATTGAATTGCGGCGTTAAGAGAATTGTTGCCTTAACTTTGTTTTGGTCGAGATTTGCATTGATTAGCGACACATACATATATTCGTCTTCGACATACATAAGTTGCCCGCATTGCGGTAAATCTTCAAACTGTGCAAAGTTGTAAGTTCGCACGACTTGTTTGTTGCCAAGCCTTGCAATATAACCCTTTAAGCGTTCGCCATAGCGGTCGCTCTCGACCATATTCCCGCCTTGATTAGATATAAGCACATTCGACGAAAAGTCCGTTTCCCACCCCGTGTAGGGCTTGCTTTGCGTTATTCTCGCCGTAACCAACGGGATATAGGTAACTCTGAACGCCAACGCCGTATAGTCCGATATCGTCGTGTCTAACGCTTGTTTGACGATGTTATAAATGGCATAGTTTGCAAATGCTTGTGCTGTTTGCGTAGCGTCTGCGTCCCTGAATGTTAGCCCCGTGATATCTTTCTGCCCCGAAGTGTACTTCAATGCATAAGCCTTTGAGTACGGATAAACCGCGCCCGCATATTCCGATAAGGCTTCATATTCCGCGTTCTCGTAGACATAAGCCGTAATATCGCCCGCTTTACCGTTGCACAAGACTTCTAACTTGATAAGCCTGTAAATAGGTCTCTCGGTCTGTATTCTCATCGTGTCGGCTGATATCTTATACCCGCCGCGTTCTGTCCTTACGGTCTTGTATGTTCCCGTGGAAGGCTCTACTATCGCGCCCTTGTCAACATCGGTCGTATTGAGTATATTCTCAACCACGCTGTCGATTGCTTCGCAGTATTCGTCGCCCGTTAAAGACATTTGCTCGTAAGTCATCTCGGCAGTTGTCGGAACGGTATATTCGTCGTTGCCGCCAAGTTCGTCAAACACAAGTTCGTATCCCTTATACTCGAAGGTGTCGATAAAGTTCAGTCTCGGCATTGCGTGGATAATCTCGCCAACGCCCGACAAGGCTTCAAAAAAGGTGTTTCTCGTCGTGCTGTACTCGGTTTCGATTGCATTGTATTTTTCCGCCTGTGCCGCGTTAAAGCGGATAAGTTGCTTGTCTATATCGTCAAGCGCACCCGTTCCACGATAGACACGCCTTGTTACGCCCGAACGAAGTATCTTCTCGACAATGCTTGTAATGGTCGGGTTAGTTTTCGGTATAATGCCTTCTATGGTCGCAATTTGGTATGTTGCCGTGTAAGTTGCGCTACTTGTGCTTGTGGGTATAACATCGTGAATTGTTCCCGAATATTCTATGGTATAATATGCCTCGGTAAGAACAACAGTACCATCGGGCATATTTAATACTCCGTCATCGCCGCACCAGGTTTTCTGACTATATACTATTTCGCCGTTGGGTTTTTTTACCTTGACTTCTTGATATGCGTTCTTCCAGGTTGCACGCGCCTTTAAGTTGAATTTGTTTTGAGTGCCATAAATAGTTGTGGTAACACCGCGATTATATGCATTCACATAGAACGGTGCTTTTTCGCTCAATTCGTCGCCATCTAACCATCCTGTTTGGTTCGGGTCGTTATATGTAATTTCTGCATATATAGGTATCCCGCCCGCATAATCGTGTCCCAAATAATTAGAGAAACGCATTGTGTCGCACGGTATCCTTTCAAGCATTTTCGTGGTCTCGATAAGGGTGATGTTCCAATCGTACTTAATCGTCCCCGAAAAGGTGCTTTGCGTGCGTTTTGCGTCCTGTACGAGCATATACTTGACCGTTGAGTTAATCGTCAGTCTTATAAGCGTGTAGGGCTTGATTATCGCCTTTCTCGTGCTTCCTGTAACTTGAACGGAGCCGCTGTCCAGCGTTTCGTCTAACGCAAAGGTCAGGTCGAACGGTCGCACCCACCCGTCAAGGTTGTTCCAGCCGCCTTGTTCGCGTATATCAATCTGAAAATTGTTCATAACCTACTCCTGTTGAAGTTCGCACCCGCTCTTGCGCGTTTCTCGGTCAGTCCGTACATCTCCCACCGACGCTCGTAATTGAATTGCTCAATCTGTCGTCCATAAGATATTGCGACCGCCGCTGTTGCTGTTAAGCCAGCACCAACGCCACCCACCGCGAACGCAAGTCCGAGCGTTAATGCGGTTGTTCCGACACCCTTGACCGCCTTGTATCTTTCGTTGATAAGGCTGTTCCCTTCGTTGCGCGACACAATCTGCATTGTTGCATCCAAAGTTGTACGAAGCAATGCAGTGCTTGACCATACTTTCGCAACGGTCTTGCTTAAAGATAAAGCAGTTCCTTCGCTTGCGCCGTTCTCGTCTTGCCCCGTCTTTTCTCGGAGTTCACCATTTCCGCCGCCACCACCGCCGCTTTGTTTGATTGTTATGATATAATGTTTCTCGTTTGCCATAACTCTTTACCTTGATAAAGTAAACGTTGCTACAATACCCATATTCGTGCCAGGCTGTGCGTTCGTGATTATTCTGCTTGCAATCATATTCTTCGTGATTGCTGTTTCTTCCGTGTAGGTTGTTCCGTCGTAGTATTTTACCGTGAACGACTGCTGTAATGTGCCGTTCCATAATTGTGCAATGAGTTTTTTACACAATGCCGTGTTTTGGTACGGTACTTGCACCGTCATCGACAGGCTCTGACTTTGTGGATATGACTTCAAATACGCTTCATTTTGAATGTTGTCCGTTTGTTGCCCGACATTCAATTCTGCTCCGAAGTCCGTGCATACGACTTCCGTTCCGTCGATAATGACGTGAACATCGGTAAACAACACGCCGCCCCGTATGAGTTGCCACGACAACACCATAGACAACGGTACGGCTCTTCCTGCTTTTCCGTAAACGCTCTCTTGCCCTGTCTGCGGAGTGTTAATGCCCAGCACATACTTGTATGCCGTGTTGCTTTTGTCGGTTAAAGTGCCACTCGCGCCCGTCTGCTGTTGGTAGTAATTCTGCAAGATATCCGCTATCTCATTGACGTGTCCGTAAGTATCGTCGTTGCTTAACGCACCCCTTGTTACGGGAGCCAAAATAGACAAACTCGCTGTAATGTTGAAAATACCCAAGTTCGCCAGCGGGATAGTTGTGTTTGGCAGGAATGTTACCACGCCATAGATTACATCTTTCGGGAGTTCCGTTTGAGATGACTGTATAACATCAACAAACTCGCCCTCGTTCGGGTATATCTTGAATACGAAGTCCTTTCCGACCGCAAGCGCGTTTAATTGATTTTCGATTATATCCACAAATTGCTTAACTTCAATCATACTTCTTGTACCGTTCCCCCTAACATATTAGCCAACATATACACCGCATCGTGCGCGGCTCTATCCCACCAGCCCTCGTTCGGGTTTTGCTTGCCGTACAAAGGCGGTCGGAAGTTGTTCCAGTTCTCGTTAGTATATTTCATATACGGAGCGATTTTTTCGTCCACATAGATATTCGCTCTTGTTTTGAGCATTTCGTAAGTCATTGCATTGTAGCGCAAATTGCCTGTACGAATAGGCGCGCGGTCTCGAATGAAAAAGAATGTTTCCCAAACGGCATATACTATGGTCTTATCCACAAAGGCTCACCCCCTAACTCGTTCAACGCAAGATAGTGTACTGCCAACAGTTGCGGGTTAGTTAGTCCGTTTATCTCCGTGTTCTCGTAAGCCGTCTGTAATTCGACTATCTGCCACCGCTTGCCCATAAGATACAATTCGTCATACTTGTCGTATTCCTGCAAGTTCCTTGTGCTTACAAGCATTGTCGTGCTGTCGGTCATAAGGTTTTGTATCGGCTGACTTACGCTCTTGTTGCGCTTATCTTCTATCTTGACCTTGATATGTGTTCCGCACATCGCCGTCCCGTCCGTCCTTATGTGTTCGCGCTTAAAATACACCGCCGACACATTATACTTATCATTCCTGTTAAGTGCGTTCAGTCCCATTCTACCACTCCCAATCTACTTTGCGACAAAGGACGTTAAATCTGCCCCTATATAACAGCCTTATGCCCGTTTCCGAGTGTTGCCTGTTCAGCAAGTTCACGCTGTCCCTTGTGATGAAGTTCGCTCTTTCCATTTCGTCCAGCGTAAACCAAAAGTCGCCTGCTCTCAACGCATAGCGCACTTCGTTGACGAACACCCTTTTCAGCCTGTCCCTGTACTCCGTGTCGCACGCCAGCATAAACGATACATAGTTCTCGTTAAGCGTCATTCCGTAGATTGTAGCGTAAATATGCGCGCTTATCTCGTCCAATACTCTATCACCGAGTTCGGACGGGTTCGCATCGTCAACGCTGTTAAGGATGTTGCCGTTCACAAGGTCTATGCCTGTTTTCCTTAATATAAAGTCGGTTGTCGGCACATATCTGTGTTCTTCGTAGTTGTAGATTAAATCCGCATCGTTAAAAGGTTTCTGTATCATATTGTCTCCTTGCAAGTTTGCCGAGTTGCACGGCTATACTCTTACTCGCACATAAGGAGCGGTTTCCCGCCCCTATTGTCTTTAAGCAAAGATTGCGTAAAGCGTTGCGTTGGTCTTGACAACATATTGTGCGCCCGCCGCGTATTTCGGAGCGGTTGCGTCTTTGTTTTCATCCCAACCTTTGAAGGTCTTACCCGACGAGGTCAAGCCCGTGCCTGCCGCAAGAGCGATTGCGTCGCCGTATTTCTTGCCCGATACTGCTGTGGGAGCCGTTCCCGTTGCACCGTTTGCGCTGTAAGTAACAGTGTACAGACGAGAGCCAGGAGCGACGACCGTAAGTTGCGCGCCAGCCGTTGCAGGGTTCGTGAAGCCGTTTTCGACGATAGGTACGACCGAAAGTGCATCCCAGCATTCCGCACCGAAGCGATACAAAGGTTGCATTCTCTGACCTGCGCCGTTCGGGCTGTCGATTTGTTTAATCGATGCATTGAACGCAAGACCACGACCAGTGCCGATACCCGATACAACAAGACCTTTAACGCCTTTGATTTTGTCGGGAGCGATGCCGAGATACGATGCTGCCATATTCCATACCGCTTCGCCAGCCATATAGACAGGCATATCGAGGATACGACCGCTGAAACCAGTTACGTTATCCGATTTGTCTTCGGGCGACAAACCGCCGTCTTTAAGCATATACTGCGCCGCATTCGAGCCGCCAACAAGGAGTTGACCAGCCGCCATAAGTTCGCCCTTATAGTCAGCGCGCAGGAAGATAGCCCTTTCTTCGATAGGATAGGTGTCGATACCTTCGTCAGGGTTACCGTTGTCAAGGTTTGCGCTCGCTTTGACGATGTATTTGAGATATGCGCCAGTTGCAGGAGATGCGTCCATAACAATCCAGTTCTTCTCAACTTTGCCGCTTGCGATATCGTTGAAGTTCCTTGCAAGTTGTGCCGCAATGGTCATAGCGTTGACCGCGCGAGATACTTGACCGCCCAGGATTTTAGCCCTTTGTGCGACAAGGTCGGTGGACATCATATCCTGCTGTACTTCGGGGATATCAATCATAAAGTCAACAACGTCGAGCAAGTCGATATTGTACGCTTCGGTCTGGTTGAAGAACGCAGGGTTGTCGTTGAAGAAACCGCCGTTCGTGTCCGCGCCGATAGCACGAGCCGCGCCGTTGCCAGGAAGAATACGCAGAACGGTTACCTGCGCGACAGAAGTGTCTTCGCAGTATTTTTCCGTTACCGCTTCGCCGTCTCTCGTAAAGAGGTCTTGAAAAATGTTATCCTTAACGACTGCCGAATACAGTCTTTTAAGAGTTGCGCCGTTTACAAACGGTTCATTGTAGTTACCAAGTTTTGCTGCCATAATAATAATCTCCTTTTAATTTTTTACCTGCCAAAATAGGCTTTTGTGTGTCTTCCCACCCACTCGCCATTGTCCGTGGTCGGGTTTGCCGTTCCCATTGCGCCGAATTCTTTGTCTTCAAGCCTTTCAGCCATTCTCGCAACAGTTTCTTCGAGTTTTGCAATTCGCTCTTCGTATGCCTTAAAGACCGCTTCTCGTTCGTCCACGCTTTCCGCGTCTTCTTCGTCGTGCTTTTCTTCTTCCGCATACTCTTTGTCCGCCTCGGCTTCGTCTTCTGCCTTTTCGGCATCTTCCGTCGCCTCTTCGTGTGCTTCGTCCGCTTGCTCCACTTCTTCTTCGCCCTTTTCGACTTCGCCTTTCTCTTCGAGTTCTTCGCCCTGTTCCTTTTCCTCGTACGCTTTTTCTTCTTCGTCGTGGCGTTCGGTCAGGTGTTCCGTGAGTTTGGTTTTATCTTCTTCGGGCAAGCCGTCAATCATCGATAAGATTTCTTCGAGTGTCGGCTTTTTTCTGCCAAAAATTGCCATAATGTTTTGCTCCTTTTTAATGTATTTAGAATATTCTATTCTCCAACAGTTCCCCGCCGTCCCGTCTTTTAGTCCGTTCTACAACGGCTGTGCCGTTCTCTCCGTCCAAACCGCAAACTTTGCTACTGTTATTGACTTATATGATTTTAACCCTGTCGGGATAGTACGCCCTTTCGTTCTTTTGGCTGAAAGCAATATATCGCTTGTTCAGTGCTATCGCCTTTTTTCTCGCTCTCTGCGCCAACGCTTCGTCAGTCGTGCCGTGGTAAATCAGGTATTCTTCCCGATAGTGCCTTATCTGCGTTTCCATTTGCCTTTGTCGCACGGTTATCGCATACTCTTGCTTCTGTTCCTTTGCCGAAACATAAGGCACTTGCATTCCGTCTTTGTACTCGTATAGTCTGTGTCGGCAGTTAAAGCCCAACAAGCCGTTCTTATAGGTTTTTCCTGCCTTTGTGGTATAATATATATCCGTTGCCGTTTCGAGCGGAATATACCGCTTTCCGTCCGCCGTAATGCCCGTTGTGTGGTCTAAACTATAAACCCTGCCTTGCCACGGATAACACCTGTCTGAACAGTCGGCGTGCGTGCTACAAATGACTAACTTCGCGCCTTGTTTCTTAAAGTCCGCAATCTCGTTCTGATGATACTCGTACCGCACTTCCATTTCCGCACGGTTTCTCAACGAGTTTCGTCCTGTAACATCGTCCGCATCTAATGCTTGTATATCCGCTATCTTCCGCAATGTGTCGTTGACTTGCTTCATATAAGTTTTCGGATACTGCCCCGTCGGGACACCTTTTGCAACGGTTTTCAAGGTCTCTGCATCCAGCGTTGAAAAGTTACTGTACACTTTTCTCGCCATTGCCCATAATGACCGTGGCGCGCAATCTATCAATGCAGGAGTATGTAGTTTCTTGACCGCCGCCGCAATGATTAAAGCAACAAGCCGTTCGGTCTCTCTGCGGCTCTTTCCCGCAAGATACGCGTCCTTTATGGTCTTCTTAATCTCACCCTGTGCGTCTTCAAGCGTTATCGCCTGCGGGTTCAACTGTCTCGTTATCATCGTAATAGTCCTTATCGTTAAAATCAGCGTGTCCCATTGCATCCGCTTTCGCTTCTTCGACAAGTTTGTCAATCTGCGCTTCGTCTTCGTCAGGGTTCAATGCCGATATCGCTCCTTTAAGGCTGATAAGACCTGCGTTGTATTGCTGTGTCATCATTTCCGTAGTCATATACGGGTTAGACAATCCAGCCTGCGACCACCTTATCCCCACCGTATCCAACAGTTCAGGATGCAATGCACGATAGTATTCGCATATATGCTTTAAGGTTGCGTTTATCGCCGTTTCCAGCACAGACCTTGTGTCCGCAACAAACCCCGCCGTTTCGTTCTCTTCCGTGGATACTTCCCTTGCGGTTCTCGCACTGCTATCCTGTAAGAACGGTGCCAATGTTGACGGGGATATTCCCACGTTCACCGCTATTGCTTCAAGCAGATTGTTTCTCATCTTCGCCAATGCTTCCGCGCGTATCTCGAATTGTATCGGCAACGGTTTGTCGTCTTCGGGATTTACACTCGGCGTTCTCACAAATGCCTGGTCGTTCAATGCGCTATCCCAACCACCTGCAAGCCCCGCTCTGTTGGTTCCGCTGTCAAGTCCTTGCGACAATATAACCCTTGCGCGCCCAAGATACATCTCTGTTCCATAGACACTCGTAAGGTAGTCATATTCCTGCAAGAACGGTATCGCTTTTAAGATTAAACTCTCACCGAACGGCATTCCAGGCATTCCCGTTATCCCGTCCGTCCAGTTCATAAGTTCGCAACCGAGCCAATCCTTGAAAGGCATTAAAATAGGCTCATCCAGCCTAACCGTGCCGTAATTGTCCTTGAACGCTTTTCTTATCTTGTCGGGCAAATTTACCCACTTTATGCGCTCATAAGAGTTTCCGACGAATTCTCCGTTCGTAATGCTCCCGTAAGCCCTTGTTACTTCGTACTCCACCAACGCGGCGTTCTTTATCACTTCGCCCGTTACCGTGGTATATTCACCGAAATACCTATGCTCTATAAGGCAATACGCGCCCGTTCTCTCTCCGTCCTTGCTCTTGTTCTCGTCAATGACAAAGTTCAGGTAACATTTCACATCGCGCACAAGCCCCGTTGCGGCATCCACCGTGGGTATAAACCTGTCAAACCTTAAACTCTCCACCCACAAATCGCCGTCAGCGTTTTTGTTTGTCTTCAACAATGCCGTGCCGCCCGCCGCCGCGTACTTAATGCCACGCTTCAACGCGCTTTCAAACCTTACTCTTTTCGCCCAGTCGGCTATAAAGTTACGGGTTACATTGCTTCCTTTATCGTCTTTGAGTTCGCCCACGTTTTTGTACATAATGCGCGAGCCTGCAACCTTTCTTGCTACTCTATCAACAATCGCTCCCGCCAGTCTCGTCGACAAAATGCCCTTGTCCTGATTGTGGAAATACGGCACCCAGCCATCGTTCCACCACAAAGCATTCTGCACATAACGCTTCATAAATTCCCGATAATACGACGGTATCATCGAGTAGAATACACTGTTGTTGACGAAACTGTAAGTGTGATACGCGTTGAACGCCGCCCCAGTCTGCCACGGTGCAAATTCTAATGAGTTAAAATCACAGTCCATAATTCACCTTTCTATTGCCCGAAATCAGGCGTGTCCCACATATTCAGCGGGTTATTATAATAAGTATTCACAGCGTATCTGAACGCGTCAGCCACGTCGTTCGGAACGCTCGCATCGTAAGTCTCGTTGCCTTTCGCCCATATCATCCGTTCAAGGTCTATAACTAACTGCGACACTCCGCTTTCAAATCTTCGTCTCACATAGTTATAAGTCCCACCAACATCAAGAATATGTACTAAGTCCCTCGCAAAGGCGTTGTTCACAACATCCGTCGTCTGCGTGATAGACTTCTTCGTCATCGCCGTAATGTTATAGTTCGTCGGCAAGTTCTTCCGCATCGTCAGCACCAAGTCCGCCGCCGCACAATCAACTGCCGTATAAAACCTAACCCCGCCCCTATCCAATGCGTACTTCCTGATTATATCATCGTACCATTGTCGGATATAAGGGATAAGGTCAGCGTTCGACAACTGCCCGCTCTCTTTCGGGTTATGATAAAATATATCACCCACGCAAGCGTGTCCGTCCGAGAATATCATTAAAGGCACTAACGCCGTACTATCGTTCGTTGTCGCCCCGTCGCCGCCCACAATACAATACCGTATCTTGCCCATATTCTCATTGAACAGTTCGGTGTATTTGTCAGGCGTGATATAATGCTTGTCTCTCCTGAACAGCGGAAAGACCTGCCCTTCGCAACTCGTCCACTTTCCCAAAATGAAACGGTCGTAATATATCGTTCCCCTGTACTCGTTCTCTAACCGCTCTATGTAATGCTTTGGTAGATACGGGTTATCCCACAGCGTAAACTCAAAACAGTTCCCGTCAAATGTCGGGCTATCCATAAACTGCTTCAAATAATGCGACGGGCTTTCAGGGTTACAAGTCCCGTCAAACTCACTGTCCGCAAGGCTTAACCTTGACTGCAACATAGTGAAAAACGCTTCGTCCCACAAAACCACTTCGTCGCCGTATACATATCCGTACTCCGTTCCGTGTATCTTCGCCGCGCTTCTCGCATCGTTCGCTCCGACACAGTCTATCTCTTTGCCGAATATGTTTACTACTCGCCTGCCGTCAGCCGTACTCTTGATAAACCCGATAAACCTGTCCGTGTATTGATTTCGTAATACACTTAACACGTTCTTCTCGACCATAGCGAGCGTCTTCGCTACTATAAGGCACGGCTCGTCATAGTGCTTGTTTATCTTTAAGGGCATCTGCATTATTGTTGCAAAACTCTTACCGCTTCGTACCGCCCCGCACCATATGTTCCAGGTCTTCGTCGGTGTCTTCAAGCATTGTAATTGCTTATCCGTAAACGTTAATTGTCTCGGCATATTGCTCCCTCTAATGCTTCTACTACCTTTTCTAACGCTTCCCTTTCGCTATCTGCTGTCTCAATCGCACCGCTATCCATAGTGTCAATCTTGACCACTGCGTTCGCCAATAAGTTCATCTCATTCGCCGTTAAGGTTGCTTCCGATAACTTCTCCTGCACCCGCTTCAATAATGTGCTTTTTATGTCTTCCATCATCTCACGGCGTGCAGTAAGCGTATTTATTGCATCCTTCTTGTCCTGTGCCAGCAGTTTGCCAGCAATTTGCCTTTGATGCTTTGTCTTATCGGCAAGCCACTTGTCTGCCGCCCCTATCTCTCTGATATATCTTCTACTATAACCGTGCGCGTCTGCGTATTCTGTTAATGTTCGGTAGTTACCTGTAATGAATTCCGCCTTACAGGCTTCCCGTTCGGCTTTGGTCATTACTAATCACCCCCGTTCTTAATGCTCTGCTCCCACAAACCGTTCTATCGCTTCTTTCGCTTCCTTATAGCCCTGTTCGTCAAGTTCCCTTAAAATAGCGTCCACAGCCTTTTGTACGGCTTCTGCCGCCCTGCTCTGAACAACGCTCTTGACCGTTTCCGCCTGCTTCGGCGTGAATGCGATGCCGTCCAACATCTCCTGCGCCGACCTGATTACCTTCGCGAATTCCGCAGGCGTGTCGGCTATGTTCTCGTACATTGCAAGTTTCGTTATCGGCTGTCCCGATGCCTTGTCGCCCTTAATGCGTATGTCCTTGACTGATATGTTATTGTTTTCGTCCGTAAATCTCATTTCTCTTACAACGGCAAATAGACAGGCTTCCCTGTCTACTTTGCGCTCCTATGAAGTTTCACCGATAAAATCATAGGCTGTTCTCCTTTATATAACCATTGTACCATAACTTTGACTGCTTGTCAAGCATATTCGACATAAGTTATATTTTCTTTGTTGAACACAACGGTAGATACAATGCCGTTCCCGTAATCAACAGTAAGAATGATAAGGTTCTTCGTTTCTTCAATGTTCTTGATTTGCCCCCGATATGTGGCGATATTGCCGTCCGTCATCCGTATCGTTAATGAATTCGTCGGCTT